AAAGAAGAAAGTGATGATAAATATACCTTTGCAACAGCTACAACATCTAGTATAACTGAGTCTGGAGGAGGCGGTTTTGCATCAGCAGGACCAGTAACGGTAACAGCATGATACAATATATTAAAAATTTTATTTGTGGATTATTTAAAATTAAACAATGTAAGTGTCCAGAGGACATGGATCCACATGAAGAAATGCTTTATCCTAAAGAATCAGATGTTCCATTATACACAGACGTTGATGGAAAAGCAGTAAAATGTGGCACACACAATAGATACAAAAAAAGTTGCCCTATTTGTAGAGAGGTTGCAGGTATAATATAATGGCTGGATTAAGCGCATCAGGATTAAAAACACAAATCAAAAGTTACACTGAAACAGACTCTAATGTTTTAACAGATGCTGTTTTAGAAAATATAATTTTAAATGCACAATATAGAATTTTTAGAGATTTACCGATTGATGCTGATAGAAAGCAACAAATAGGTAATTTAGTTACAGGTCAAGAAACAATTAATGCTCCAGCGGGAGCCGTTTTTATAAGAGGTATACAGGTATATGATTCAACTTCAGCTACGACTGGTGCTAATGTTTGGTTAGAAAAAAAAGATGTCACATATCTTCAAGAGTATATTTCTTCAACTGAATCTGCTAAAAGAGGTCAACCTAAATATTATGCAATGTTTGGTGGTGCTACAGGAGAATCTGACACTACCTCTGGCAGAATGATGTTTGCTCCTGTTCCTGACACAACTTATAAATTTAGAGTTCATTATAACGCAATGCCTGCTTTATTAGAGAATGATGATACTAATTATATTAGTCTTAATTTTCCAAATGGTCTATTATATTGCTGTCTATCAGAGGCTTATGGCTTTTTAAAAGGTCCGATAGATATGTTGACTTTGTATGAAAATAAATATAAACAAGAGGTACAGAAGTTTGCTAATGAGCAAGTCGGTAGAAGACGAAGAGATGACTACACTGATGGCACTGTTCGTATACCGGTTAAATCAGCAAACCCGTAGGAGAATAAATTATGGCAATATCATCAGCAATTTGTAATAGTTTTAAACAAGAACTTTTAGTCGGAACACATAATTTTACTGCATCTAGCGGTGATACATTTAAAATAGCTTTATATACAAGTTCTGCATCTTTGGGTGCTAGCACAACAGCTTTTTCAACTTCAAACGAAATTTCAAATACATCTGGATCTGCATATAGTTCAGGTGGCGCATCTTTAACAAGCGTTACACCGACATTAGATTCTTCAACTGCAGTTTGTGATTTTGCAGATGTGAGTTTTTCATCTGCTTCTTTTACAGCAAACGGTGCGTTAATTTATAATTCTTCACAGTCTAACAAAGCTGTCGCTGTTATCGCTTTCGGTGGTGACAAAACTGTAACTAGTGGTACTTTTACAATACAGTTTCCAACAGCAGACGCAAGCAACGCAATCATACGATTAGCATAAGGAGCTCTTCCTTATGCCAAACACTTGGAATCAATCAGGAACAACCTGGAGCGAAGGTCGTTGGGGCACACAAGAAGCTTTTACATTAGGCTGGGGTGCAAAATCATGGAACGATGGGGAGTGGGGTGAACTCAACGACATAACTTTAACTCTTACAGGTCAGTCTTTAACTTCTAGTGTTGGTTCTGTAACTGTATCAGCTGAAATAAATACTGGTTGGGGGCAAGATGGTTGGGGAGTTGAAAATTATGGTGTATCAGGATTAGTAGTAGAACTTGAAGCTCCTGATGGAATTGAGTCTAATTTAGGTGCTAATGGTTGGAGTAATGCATCTTACGGTGAAAATAGTTGGGGGATGTTTACTTTAAATCCTGCTGATGTTATGGGATTAACAGGAGTCTCATCAACATCTACTGTTGGATCTGTTACAGCTAAATCAGACTTTACAGGAACATTAACAGGTCAATCTATAACCTCTGGTGTTGGTTCAATAACACCTGCTGATGTTATGGGATTAACAGGACAATCCATAACTTCTAGTGTTGGTTCAATATCACCTGCTGATGTTATGGGACTAACAGGAGTTTCAGCAACTTTTAGTTTAGGCACTGCAGAAATTTCTACAAATCCAATAATTGATGCTCCTAGTTTTGCTATAACTTCTAGTGTTGGTTCAATATCACCTGCTGATGTTATGGGATTAACAGGAGTTTCTGCAACATTTAGTGTGGGATCAATAACACCTGCAGATGTTATGGGATTAACAGGTCAATCTATAACTTCTTCTGTAGCAGGTTTTGGTACCGCTACTGGCTTTGGAATTCAAGCATATTCTAGCGTTGACACGGGATCAAATTCTTCGTATACAGATGTTGCAACAGGATCAAATACAAGTTATACTGACGCTGCATAGGAGATTAAATTTATGGCATCAACATTTACACCTCTAGGTATTGAACTCCAGGCTACTGGTGAAAACGCCGGAACATGGGGAACAAAAACTAATACAAACTTACAACTCATTGAGCAAATAGCTGGTGGTTTTACAACACAAGCCGTATCAGACTCTGGTGATACGACTTTATCAGTATCAGATGGATCAACTGGTGCAACTCTTGCACATAGAATTATTGAATTTACAGGATCACTTACAGGTTCTAGAAACGTAACTATTCCAATAGATGTTCAAGATTTTTATATTTTAAAAAATTCAACAAGTGGATCACAAAACGTAGTATTTAAATATGTATCAGGATCAGGAGACAGCGTAACTGTTGCTCCAGGAGCAGTTAAATTAGTTTATGCAACAGCTAATGATGGGGTTAACCCAGATATTGATGATACAGGTTTTATTACAGCTTCATCAACAGATACTTTAACAAACAAAACTTTAACAGCTCCAAAAATTGCAGATGCAGGTTTTATTGCAGATGCAAATGGAAACGAACAAATTATATTTCAAACAACATCTTCAGCAGTAAACGAATTAGAAGTAACTAATGGTGCAACAGGAAACCCACCAATTATTGGTGCGAGTGGGGAAACTAACGTTGATGTTCATATTAAACCAAAAGGAACTGGAGAAACTAGAATTGGAACTGGTGCTGCTGCAGCTACACTTACAACGAGTGGCACTCACGATTTAATATTAGACACAAACTCTGGAACTAATTCAGGTACAATTACAATAACTGATGGAGCAGATGGAAATATTAATATTGCACCAAACGGAAATGGTGTGGTTCAAGCGGGTGGCGCAGCAGTTAAAGTCGCTGGTAAAGAAACTATTTGGGTTCCAGCAACTGCTATGTATCCAAACACTACAAATGGATGTGCAGATTTAGCACAAGTTGAATTATCAAATGGACCTGAAATTAAAACATTAAATTTTGACAAAGACTCTGATGAGTTTGCACAGTTCGCTGTTGCTTTTCCTAAATCATGGAATGAAGGCACAGTAACTTTTCAAGCTTACTTTACAGCAGACTCAACAAACACAGGAACTGTTTCATGGGGACTATCTGGTGTTGCGATTGCAGATAATGATAGTATCAATACAGCTTTTGGTACACAAGTTGCACCAACAGCAAAAGCTCACAGTGGAACAGCAAACGATTTAGATGTCACAGCAGAAAGTGGTGCAGTAACTATTGCAGGTTCACCTAGCACAGATGAAGAGGTGTTCTTTCAAATATCAAGAGATGTATCAGAAGACGACTTAACAGCTGATGCAAAACTATTGGGTATCAAATTATTCTTTACTACTGACGCTGCTAACGACGCATAAGGAAATAGAATATGAGAGATATTAAAAATAAACTTACATCCGGTAAGAACACTAAAAATACACGAGGAAGAAAAGGCAAATCTTTTGGATACCAAATATTAGGATTTGGTGGTGGAGCACCTTCACCCATATTTACTAGTGCAACTGGTGGATGTGTAACTACTTGTGGAGATTTTAAAGTTCACACGTTTACTGGTAATGGTTGTTTTGTAATTACAGCAGGAAATGGTCCTACCGTAACAGGTGGTGGACCTAATAAAGTAGATTATTTAGTAGTCGCTGGAGGTGGGTCAGGTGGCGGTGACCGTGGCGGCGGCGGCGGAGGCGGAGGAGTAAGATCCTCTTTTCCAACTTGTGGTGGTCATTTAACAATGACACCAGGAACTTTTCCTATTACAGTTGGAGCTGGTGGATCTGGAGCCGGTGACAACCAAGTAGGCAATAAAGGTGGTGATTCAGTATTCTCAAACATAACTTCTACAGGTGGTGGCACAGGGGGATCATCTCCCTCTGCAACTAGCCCAGGAGGGGCTGGTGGATCAGGTGGCGGTGGATCCGGACCCGGCGGTAGTTCAGGTCCAGGTAATAACCCACCCACTTCAGATCCTGCAACACCCACTCAAGGTAATAATGGTGGTAACAATCCAGGCCCGTTGCCAGGTTTAAGACAAGGTGGTGGCGGAGGTGGTGGATCTGGTGGATCTGGTGGAAATGGTGGGCCAAGTAATGGTGGTAACGGTGGTAATGGAACTCAATTCCCAACTAGTATAGCTGTACCAAGTTTAGGATCTTCTAGAACTTTTGCAGGTGGTGGAGGAGGTGGCAGAGATGGTAGAACGGGTGGATCTGCAGGAAGTGGTGGAAACGGTGGTGCTTCTGGTGGTCAAACTGGAAATGGTCCAGGTACTGGTACAACAGCTGGACCTGCAAACAGTGGAAGTGGAACTGGCGGAAGAGGAGTTGATCCTAATGGAGGGACTTCTGGAACAGGAGGATCTGGAGCAGTTGTAATAAGATACAAATTCCAGTAATATAAAGTATGGCGCATTTTGCAAAAATAGATCCTGATACAAATTTAGTTTTAACAGTCAACACTGTTAATAACTCAGATTGTGTTGATTCAAATGGTGTTGAACAAGAATCTATTGGTCAAGCTTTTTTAGAGAAAAATGGTAATTGGCCAGCTGCTAATTGGATTAAAACTTCTTATAACACTAAATTTAATCAATATTGGATAAATGATGGTGTTGATTTAGGACCAGATCAATCAAAAGCATTTAGAGGAAATTTTGCAGGGATAGGTTATGAGTGGGATTCTACAAATCAAATTTTTTGGCCAGAAAAACCTTTTCCTTCTTGGGTTAAAAATATTTCTACGGCTCAATGGGAATCTCCTGTTGGACCAAAACCTAGTCTAACCTCTGAACAAACAAATAGCACAACCCATGATTATGTGCGACAATGGAATGAAAGCACTACATCTTGGGACATAATAGAAACTCCAAAACAACCAGCCCTTACATCAGAACAAGAAGCGGCAGGACAATATTACGATTATAATTCAGATAATAATAGTTGGGAGTTGCAAACCCCATAAAATTATATATAGTGGTATGTGGTATGCACAAGAAAGTATTAAGTGAATTAAATTTTTATTATGGCGATGTTAAAATGCCAAAAGGATTTGAAATCGATAGGGTGTCTTTAGCTATTGATATTTTTAAATCTGAAATCTGTAAAATGGATTTTAATTTTTCTAGACCTTTTGACATGTTAAATAAATACATCATACAATATTTTTACTTAAATTTTAAAAAACAAATTTTTAATACTTCATATTTTGGTAATATTTATTATCCAAATGAATCCTCTTTTCCTATTTTAAAATCAAAAGATTGTGACTATGTGATGTTATATTGTATTAAAATAGAACCTAATTCTTGTTATTTAAGAATATTTTATGATGATAATAACAACAAAGATAATTGGTGGGATATATCTCTTGAAGACAATAAATTTGTTATGATTCCAAGTTGTTTGGATTATTTTATTTCACATAATAAAAGTGACGATATGAATATTATTTTAACCATTAAATATACAGGTTCATAATGAATTTAAATAATTATTATTGGTGTTTTAAATCTGTTTTAACTCCTCGTTTTTGTGATGATGTTATTAATTATGCTAATTCACAAAAAGAAGTAATGGCTAGAACTGGTGATTTTGTAGATAGAAAATTAAATAAAGAAGAAGTTAAAAATTTACAACGTAAAAGAAAATCAGATTTAGTATGGTTAAACGATGCTTGGATATATAAAGAGGTAATACCCTATGTTAAAAAAGCTAATATAAATGCAGGTTGGAATTTTGAATGGGATGAATCTGAGCATTTTCAATTTACAAAATATAAACTAAATCAATTTTATGATTGGCACTGTGATAGTTTTAACAAAACAAATGAAAATGGTAAAATTAGAAAACTGTCTGTGACTTGTCAATTATCTGATGAAAAAGATTATAAGGGTGGAGAGTTAGAGTTTGATTTTAGAAACTACGATCCTTATATGAGAGACGAATCAAAACACATACAACAAGCTAAAAATATTTTAACAAAAGGTTCTATTATCGTTTTTCCTTCTTTTGTTTGGCACAGAGTTAAACCTGTAACAGAGGGCACTAGATATTCTTTAGTATTATGGAACTTAGGAAAACCTTATAAATAAAATGAACAAAGAAGAACATTTTAAAACACCTATTTGGTGGGAAGAAAAACCAGACTTTGTTAAATCACTTAATAAAGCATCTGATAAATATATTAGAGAGGCTAGAAAAAGAAATAAAAAAATTATAAAAGAGACAGGCGACTTTGGAATAAGTCATCACTCAACACAATTATTAGTTGATACCTCTTTTTGGGATTTTAGAAAATATGTAGGTTCAAGATCTTATGATTTTTTAGATGAACATGGATATGATATGAAATCATATGATTTAGTATTTTCTGAAATGTGGGTTCAAGAATTTGCTAAAAAAGGGGGTGGGCATCACAATGCACATATACATTGGAATCAACATGTATCAGGTTTTTATTTTTTAAAAGCTAGTGAAAAAACATCTTGTCCAGTATTTCATGAACCAAAGACAGGTGCACGTTGCACAAAATTAAAAATGAAACCAGAGTTAGTTAATAGTTTAAAGAATGGAATAGAGTTGTTAAACTTTGTTGCAAAACCTGGAGTGTTAATAATATTCCCTGGTTATTTAGAACATGAGTTTTCAGTTGATCATGGTAAAGAACCATTTAGATTTATTCACTGGAATATGACAGCATTTCCAAAAGGAATTATAAATAATGGTTGAGGTAATTGATAATTTTTTAGACAAAGAGTATTTTAAAGAAATACAAAACATTATGCTTGGAGGTGATTTTCCTTGGTATTATAATAGATATATAACTGATTCAAAAGATAGTGAAGATAAATATTATTTTACACACAATTTTTATGACAGTAAATTATATGTAAACAGTAATTACTTTAATCTACTTAGAAAATTTTTAAATCAAATAAAAAGTAAAAGTCTTATTAGAGTTAAAGGTAATTTATATTTAAGTAAGGGTAAAAAAGAGACGCATAGATTTCATAAAGATTATCCTTATAAACATAAAGGATGTCTTTTGTATGTAAACGACAACAATGGTTCAACTTATTTTAATAAAAAAGAAGTAAAACCTAAAGCTAATAGAATAGTGTTTTTTGATCCTAGTAAAGATCATGCAAGTAGTTTACCTACAGATGATAATAGAAGAATAAATATTAATGTTAACTATTTTTAAAAATGATTAAAGAACATAAATTTGCAGATAAAACTTTTATAGGAGGATGGTATATTTCTGAAAAGTTGTGTGATGCAATAATAAAATATTATGATGATAACGAACCTAATTGGAAACAAGGAGTGGTATACTCTGATGGTACTTCTTTAACTGTGAATAAAGAATCAAAAGATTCTACAGATTTACACATTAGCCCTATTTGTGAGGACGAGCCAATTGTTACATATAGAGAGCAACTTGATAAAATGATATCTTTATATGAAAAAAAATATTCTCAACTTTCATGTTATGAACCCTATAATGTTCATGAGTGGTATAACATTCAAAAATATAAACCAAAAGGTGGTTTTAAAAATTGGCATTGTGAAAGAAATTCTAGAACTCTTTCATCAAGAGTTTTAGTTTTTGCAACTTATTTATATGATATAAAAAATGGTGGGACAGAGTTTAAATATTTAAATACGACTGTGCCTTCAAAAAAAGGATTAACTGTTTTATTTCCAACAGACTTTACACATACCCACAGAAGTCAGATATGTAATGAAAAAAAAATGTTACTTACAGGATGGTTAGGATTTAACAATGAGTTTTAAAAAAAATAAATATTTAGTTATTAGAAATGTAATTAACAAAGATCTTGCTGCATTTCTTGCAAATTATTTTGTTATTAAAAAACAAGTATATGACACGTGTTTAAAAGCAAGATACATTTCTCCTTTTGAAAATGCTTTTGGTAGTTACGAAAAAGGTAATCAACAAGTCCCTGATACGTATGCTCACTATAGTGATATTGCCTTTGAAACATTAATGTTAAAAGTGCAACCTATTATGGAAAAAGAAACTAAATTAAAATTAAACCCTGCTTATACATATGCTAGAGTTTACAAAAAAGGTGATGTTCTTGAAAGACATAAAGATAGATTTAGTTGTGAAATATCTACAACTATGAACATAGGAGGAGACCCTTGGCCTATATATTTAGAGCCATCTGGTGATGTAAATAAAAAAGGTGTTAAAGTAAATTTAAATCCAGGTGATATGTTAATATATAGAGGTTGTGATCTAGAGCATTGGAGAGAGGAGTTTAAAGGCGAAGAGTGTGTTCAAGCTTTTTTACATTATAACGACATAAATACAGAGGGGGCAGATAAAAATATATTTGACCAAAGGCCCCATTTAGGTCTTCCATCTTGGTTTAGAGAGTGATATAGCATTATGATGGAGGCAGTGTACCACCACATACCACGCTGTCTCCTTTATAATGCTACTCGTTGATATTAGCATAATGATATAATATAATAGGGGTCTTATGTTACAAAAAATTGGATTTCAGCCAGGTATAAATAAACAAATCACGGCCACAGGAGCAGAGGGTCAATGGGTAGATTGTGATAATGTTAGATTTAGATATGGTATACCTGAAAAAATGGGTGGTTGGAATCAATTAGGAACTTTAAATGAGAACGAATTAACTGGTGCCGGTCGAGGATTGCATCATTTTATAAATAGTTTAGGTAGAAAGTATGCAATTATAGGGACTAATAGAATATTATACGCATTCTCAGGAGGTGTATTTTACGACATACACCCCATTCAAACTACAACCACACTTACAAATGCATTTAGCACAACTAATGGATCTCCAACTATAACTATATCCTTTTCTAGTGCCCATAATTTAGTTCCAGGAGACATACTTTTGATGGATAATTTTACAACAATTACAAATTCAAACTTTAGTGCATCTGATTTTGATAATAGAAAATTTATGGTTGTTACTACACCAACCAATGTAACAGCAACAATTACAATGGATTCAAATGAAAGTGGCTCTGGTGCTACAACATCTGGAGGTATTAGAATACAAAAATACTACACTGTTGGTCCAGCCGTACAAGCAAAAGGTTTTGGTTGGGGTCTAGGATCTTGGGGTGGTGAAGCAGCAGGAGCTATTTCAACAACCCTTAACGGAGCTCTAGGAGATAATGCATTTGGAACTGGAGGATCAGGAACATCTATTACGTTAACAAGCACAACAAACTTTCCATCTTCAGGAACTAATTTTATACAAGTTGGAACAGAAGAAATATCTTACACAGGTGTTTCAGGAAATGATTTAACAGGTATTACAAGAGCTGTTAGAGGAACTACCAGAGCTGCTCATAGTAATGGAGCCACTGTTAAAAACTCTAGTGATTATGTTGCATGGGGTGAAGCAGCATCAGGAGACTTGGTTCTTGAACCAGGGATGTGGTCACTAGATAATTTTGGTGATAAAGCAATTTGTTTAATTCACGATGGTGCAGTATTTTCTTGGGACTCTAGTTTGTCAAACGCAACAGATACAAGAGCAACTATTATAACCGGTGCACCAACTGCATCAAGACACATGATAGTATCAACTCCCGATCGTCACTTAGTATTCTTTGGAACTGAAACAACTATAGGAGATGCATCTACACAAGATAATATGTTTATTAGATTCTCGGACCAGGAAGACATAAATACCTACACACCAACTGCAACCAATACAGCTGGTACACAAAGACTGGCCGATGGATCACAGATCATGGGAGCTATTAGAGGTAGGGATTCAATTCTTGTTTGGACTGACACAGCTTTATTTACACAACGTTTTGTTGGTCAACCTTTTACCTTTGCGTTTGCACAAGTTGGAACAAACTGTGGATTGGTTGGACAGAATGCGTGCGTCGAGGTTGATGGTTCTGCATACTGGATGTCAGAAAATGGTTTCTTTAGATATGCAGGTAAATTAGAATCGCTACCTTGTTTAGTAGAAGATTTTGTTTACAACAGTATAAATTTAGAATCAGGTAATCAGATGGTATCGGCTGGATTAAATAATCTGTTCGGTGAAGTAATATGGTTTTATCCAGAAACAGGTTCTGCTGTAGTTAATAGAATGGTAACATATAATTATTTTGATTCATCACCACAAAGACCTGTATGGACAGTTGGTAGTTTAGCTAGAACAATGTGGCGTGACTCTGCTGTTTTTGGTTTACCACATGCTTTGGAATATGATGCAAGCACAGATACATCTTTTGATGTTGTGGGAAATACAGAGGGCAGAACAAGTTACTATGAACATGAAACAGGAACTGATCAAAATAGAAATGGTACAATAACAGCCATACTATCGAACATAACTTCTGGAGATTTTGACATAAGTCAAAGAAGAGGTATTACAGGTCAATCTACTGGTGTTGCAGACATCAGAGGAGATGGTGAGTTTATAATGAAAATAAGAAGATTTATACCTGATTTTATTTCACAAACTGGAGCTACTAGAGTAACACTAGAATTAAGAAATTTTCCTAATGATTCTCAATCAAGTTCAGCCCTTGGTCCTTTTGATATTACATCTTCAACACAAAAAGTTGATACTCGTGCTAGAGCTAGAGCAATTGCTTTAAAAATAGAAAACACTGCTGTCGATCAAAGTTGGAAACTAGGTACTTTTAGATTAGACATACAACCAGACGGACGTAGATAATGGCAAAGATAGTTCAAGTCTTAACAAGACCAAGTGAGCAATATGATCTTGGTACAGCAGAAGCACAAGTCAGAGACCTTGATGCTATTGTAGAAAAATTAAATACAACATTTCAACAAGAATTAAAAGATGAGGTAGAAGCTGAAAACTTCTTTATAAATTAATGGCAAATAGTTTTATAAATAAAAAGGTAGATTTAACTACAACAGATTTAACAAGTTTATACACAGTTCCAGATTTTAAAACATCTGTGGTAAAATCAATATTAGTATCAAATGATTCAGGGTCTAGTTGTAATTTAGATGTTACACTTGTTAATGCATCTTCTGCTATATTTAGTTTATTTAAAACTAAAGCAGTGGATACTAACACAACAGTAGAATTACTATCTCAACCATTAGTTATGGAGGAAAAAGAGATATTAAAAGTACAAGCTAGTGACGCGAATGAGCTGCACGTTATAGCTTCAATATTAGAGATACAGCCAAGAGAGGTAACAACGTAATGATAGAATTAAAACCAACAAAAGTAATAGAAAAAATAACAAATAAGAAAACAGGCGAAGAATATAAGGACGATAACGAATGGAAATCAAAGGGTATATCTCCAGAGGATATAAGAAAAGATGTAACTCTTATGATGCCTAGCCTTGATTTATTTGGAAAAACAAAATAGAATAGTACGATGGCCATTACAAGATCACAACAAGCGAGACAGATGTTAAAAACAGCAGGTGCTGTGGAGCAAGATGGAGTTTTAAATTACATAAAAAACTCTGAATCTGTAACTGTACCAAAAGAATTTAAAGCTAGAAAAAATGCACCAGCAACCAAACTAGCATACATCACGGCTGCTGAAGCTAAGATGTTAAAGAAAAAGAAACCAGGTACACCGCATAAAGGACCAAAAGGTATACCTAGTTATGATTCTTTTGATGCAGAGGGTAATTTTACGTCTGGTGCTGCTATGAGTGCTGCCGAAACAGGAGATAGATCTGATACAGGTAGAAGAGATGTTAGAGCTGAATTTGGACCTAAAGGTTTAGCACCAGGAGTTACTCCAAATGAAGTAAGAGATTTAAGATCTGCAGCTATCGCTGCAGGTGCAGGTCAAAGAGTCAATCCAGGTTTTTTTGATAGCAGAAATGTAATATCACCAGAGGAGTTGGCAAGAGCTAGAGCTTTTTCAAGAGACCCTAATAATTTATTTGCAAGACAAGCTATGAGAAGAACAAGAGGTGGAGGACTAGGTTCTTTCATTCGTGGTGGCGGATTTTTTGGAAATATAATTAGAAGTCTTGGACAAAGATTTGGTTTAGGAAAGAGATTTGATCAACCAACTTATGACATGTCTCAATTTAATAATTTAGGTTTATTTGGACAAGTGCCAGAAGACTTTGAAGACGATCCTAAAATATCTAATATAAGTTTTACAGCAAATGATCCTAATAATATATTAAATCAAAATATGATTATTCCAAGAAGCAAACCCGATACGAAAGGTTTATTAGAAGTGCCTGGAATAGAACTAACACCTTTTCAAAAAGATATTAAACAAGATGATTTTGAAGAAAGTTTACCACGGGATGTTCTTGACAATTTAATAGCTGAAGTAACTCAAAAAGATATTGATGCATCTAAAGCTAGAGGTTTTGGAAAGTTAGATCGTGACACAGCGGTTAGTTTAGGTTTAATTTCTCCAAATGTAACTGATTATGAATTTGAACAATTAAAACAAGGAAACATAACAGAACCAGGAATATATACAGCGGCAGACGGCGGTATGATAGGTGGAGGCATCATGGATGCTGCAGGTAGACAAAATTATTTTTTGGGTAAATTAGTTAAGAAAGCAACAAGAGCAGTCAAGAAAATAGTCAAAAGTCCTGTTGGTAAAATAGGATTAGGAGCTTTAGCTTTAGGTGCTCTTCCAGGAGGTTTTACTGCATCAGGTTTTTTAAGAAGTAAAGTCCTCCCTGCATTATATGCAAAAGGAAAATTAACCGGATTAGGTAAACTAGCGATTGGAGCAGGAATATCATCATTACCATTATTATTTGGAAAACAAGAAGATGAGGAACAAGACCTATCAAGCATGGGATCAGTTGGTGGTGAAATAGATCCAAGAGCATATACAGACCCTTTTGGTGTATTATACGGTGCTTTTAAAGCTGAAGGTGGTTCTATGAAAGATGAGCCGGTGGCAAAAAGAACTATGCCACTATTAGATATGGGTGGACAAGAAATGGATTTAAGAGCTGAAGGTGGATTTGTACCAATAGGAAGAATGGAAAAAGCTGACGATGTGCCAGCTAGATTATCTAAGAATGAATTTGTATTTACAGCTGACGCTGTAAGAAATGCAGGTGATGGAGATGTGGACAAAGGCGCAGAAGTTATGTATAACATGATGAAAAACCTCGAAGCCGGAGGTGACGTATCTGAAGAATCGCAAGGCTTAGAAGGCGCACGTAACATGTTTCAAACAGCAAAAAGATTAGAGGATGTAGTATAATGGCTATTCAAGAAACCCGAACATTACCAGCACCGTTTATAGATCAATCTT